ACCGTGCAACGTCGCGCCGTTTCTCCGCGAGTTCCTACCACGGTGCGTGACGGGGTCTCTGTTTGAATTATGAGTGAAGAAAACAAAACCAGAAAGGCTCCAGCCTTTCAGTTCTATGCAGATGACTTCCTGGCAGGCACTTCAGAGATGAGCGCCGAGGAGGTTGGTGGCTACATCAGACTGCTCTGCCACCAATGGACGAAGGGAGGAATCCCGAACGACGAAGAGCGTGTTGCTCGGATAGCCGGAATGATAGGGTCGCCATCCGTTGGCTATGTCATGGCTAAGTTCCGGCTATGCGATGGCCATACACTAAAGAACGAAAGATTGGAGAAAGTCCGAGAGGAGCAACAATCCTTTAAGACCCGTCAAGCTGCTGCAGGTACTAGTGGAGCGGCAAAAAGGTGGGGAAAATGCCCAGATGATGGCGACCCTAATGGGGTTGCTATAGCGACCCCAATGGCCGCGCCATGGCCAGAGCATAGCCAGACCATAGCCGGACCTATGGCCGGAGCATGGCCGGAAGATAGCTCTCCATCTCCATCTCCTATAAAGAAAGATACCAAGGCTCCCAAGTCAGAATGGGAGATTGCCCATGGTGTAGAACTGCCCGAACTTATCCGAACCAAGAACTGCCTGGATGCCATCCGGCTCTGGATGCAGTACAAGGCAGAAAAGCGTGAGACCTACAAGAAGACTGGCCTGACTGCAGCACTGACCAAGTGGTCCCGAGAGTTCACACCAGCAGAACTGCCTTCGGTTGTTGAGAACTCAATAGCCTCGGGCTGGAAGGGATTATACAAGTCGCAGGGAATCACCATCAGCTCGACACCAGGCAGCCCCAAGAAGGAACTCGATTGGAGGGATAGCCTATGAACGACGTCTATTACCCCAAAGACGACGAGCTGGGCATGATCGGAGCCTGCCTGACAGGAACCATCGACACCTGCTCCGATGCCCTAGCAGAAATACGGAGCGAATGGATTAACCAGGACAACCTGCGTCAGACCTTCGATGTCATCCGCACCATGGTGCAGGCCAACCAACAGCCCTCGTTGTCCGAGCTCGGTAAGGAATGGAAGAAAGCCTATGGCCTACTGCCCATGCCTTTTGATGTCTGGAATCAGGCCATGGAAATTTGCCCATCGCCGGCCAACCTCCCGTATTACCTCAAGGGCATCACCGACTCGGCCCATCGTCGCCAGTTGCGAGACACCGGTGACCGTCTGATACGTGAATCCGCGGTAACCACACTCCAACCGGATCAAATCGTCGCCAATGCCGAAGCAGGCCTTAGCATTGAGGCATCCAAGGAGATGCTCGCAACCTCAAAGACGGTAGCCGGTAACTTCATCGACCAAATGCAGGACAGGTTCAATCGTAAGGGCTCATTATCTGGTATCGCTACAGGCTTCCATTGGCTCGACCACAAGACCGACGGCCTGCAGCTCCGAGAGATGGCCATCATTGCGGCCAGGCCAAGTATCGGAAAGACAGCCATCGCCATCGCTATTGCTTACCAGGCAGCCATTCAGGATAAGGTGCCCACCTTATTCGTCAGCCTGGAGATGTCCCAAGAAGCCATCTTCCGACGCATGGTTTCCACCATCGGAAGCATCCCGATGCAGAACCTAAAGTCTGGCGACCTTAGCGACGGTGACATGAGGGCCATGACCGCTGCCTCAGCCAAGATAGCAAGCAGCCCCCTATGGTTCCTCGATGGACCCAGCAGCCACAGTATCGCTAGCATCACCGCCCATGTCCGAAGGGCTGTACGCAAACACAAGGTGCGCCTGGTGATCGTCGACTACATCCAGAAGGTGAAGGCAGCAGACCGCTCGGAGAAACGCACCTACGAGGTCGCCGAGGTATCCGGCAAGCTCAAGGCAATCGCCGTCCAGACAGGTGTGGCCATGCTAGCCTTGGCACAGTTAAACCGGGAATCCGACAAGGAAAAAGGCCGTCAGCCCAAGCTGAGTGACCTGGCGGATAGCGGGCAACTGGAGCGTGATGCCGACGCGGTCATGCTTCTAAACCGTGACAGAACCGAGCCGTCAGGAGAGGCTGCCATCATTATTGCCAAACAACGAGACGGTGAATGCGGTCATGTAAAACTCCATTACGAAGGCCAATACTGCCGCTTCACAGACCCATCACCGAGCTTCCAATGAACATCAAATACGATCTCAACCGCACCAAACTGCTGAACGAAGCGCCTAGGCTGATCAAGTGGGCCATCGACAAGGGCCTCATGTCTTACCCACTCAGCCAGAAATACCACGACGACGGATCGCTTGACCCGGGCATCGAGGAAGAGATACACGTCGACCCGGAGCAGTATACACCAGAGTTCTGTCAGCGTGCCTACGAACTCAGGCAGCTAGGCCTAACACTGGACGACACCGCCAAAGCAATTGGTGTATCAAGAGGATCAATCACCTACATATTAGCCAAAGGTCACGAAGCAATACTCGCATCCGACAGAATCAAACACGATTTGAAACAGCCATGAACAATCCAACAGCAGCAATCAACATGAACGACCCGTTCATACACGCTCCACAGGCTACAGCCGTGGTGCAGGAGCCGACTACATCAGGCACAAGGCCCTCGATACACGTCAGCCTGTATGCATACGGTGGTATAAGTGCAGCCTGTCTTATGTCCTGGGTAGGACTAACAGCCAACTTTAGTACATCAGATCGCCAGACCGATCTACGAACCATTCGCGAGGATGCGCTGATATCCCGAAGCCGTTGCCGTGCTACCAAGTGGTTCCTCGACTCAGGCAAGGACGTATGGATCCAGATCGACCACGATATCGAGTTCGACCCGAAAGACATTATCCGCATGGCAGAGCTCGCCCATGAGCACCAGGCGACCGTGTGCATCCCGTACCCATGCCGAGCACTTCCGCTAAGGCCGGCCCTGCGTATCGACACCGAGCACGTCAAAGCTCTAAGGATGCAGACATCGGATGCCGAGTGCGCCACAGAGCTAGTACCGATCCGAATGTTCGCATCGGGATGCCTCGCAATCCCTCGACGTTGCCTTATGAGCGCACTTGATACGCTCGGAGGGTCAGAGGTGCCAAACCCCTATCGGATCGACTGGTGCAAGGATGTGAGGGTTGACCAGTTCCCGACACTGTGGATGCCGTTCGCCATGGATACTCTGCCAGGGCAGCACGAGTACCTCAGCGAGGACTATGCTGCCGCGGTCAGGTTGAGCCTGTGCGATGTGAAGCATTATGCCATGCAGCCGAAGAAACATCTCAACCACTGGGGCGAATATCCCTATGGGTTTAAACCGTATGTCGGGTAAGAAGGATGGCAGAATACCAGTAGGACGTGTATCACAGGAAACCATATCAAAGACCTGTGGCGTAAATGTAGTGCGTGTTAATCAGATCTTGAATGGCAAAGGCAAGTTCAAGCAAGAGATGATCGACAAGGTGTTGAAGACGGCTAGTGATCTTGGTTACGAGAAGACACACAACCCAACACAACATCACAAATCAACACTTACACAAGATAAGGCAGACAAGATTGTAGAAGGAGTAATACTCAACAAGACACTTGAGACCATAGCGAAAGAGACTGGTTTCATAGAAAGCACAGTGTTCAAGTATGTTAGAGGTGTTAAGGTTCCGCACGACTACCCAGAGACTGAAGAAGAGTGGCGCAAAGATGTTGTCGGATTCATGGAGGTTGCTATATGGAAAGGCACTAAGCGTCTTGCTGAATCCTCAATGGAATTCATTGATGATCGCACTTTACCCGTAGCAATAGGAATCACTTTGGACAAATTATCCACACTGAAGGGCCAGCCCACCAGCATACACCTATCTATGACAGCATCAGTAAGCCACCGTGACCTGATGGCAGACCTAAAGGACCGTGACGTGACCCCAGTTAACGACGAGCAGACCCACGATCTGGTTTAGGTAATGGCCCGAAATGTCCTACCCCTACCACAAGTGACCACGCAGAAACCACGCATTTAGGCCTGTTTATGGCAGTCAGATGCACAATAGCAGTTATATTCACTTCGACACAAAATCACGCAGCAAACGCCCGTAAACATTGGGCCAAACGCACTTTTGCCACCGTTCAAAAGGCCAATGTCCTACCCCTCCGCCAAGGTCAGCGACAAGCAGGCCCAGGCAGGATGGGGGGAGGGGGTCAGGCCATCGGCTGCAGCGCCAAAAGGCGACGGGTAAACCAAAGCGAAAAATATTAACAAATGTCCACCCCCCTCTGCCTTCTTTGCTCCAAGCCATTCGTTATCCTCAAGCACCACACCGGCCCTAAGCAGAAACGCTTCTGCACCGAGGCGTGCAACACAGCCTGGTGGAACGAACAGCCATTGCACCCTGTTATACCCCGGGTCGACGCCGCGCACCCTCGTGCTGTCGAGTTGCGCCTCAAGAGAACCCAGTTGGTAACACTGGAGAAGGCCGACCCGTATACGTACGGCTACATCCCCGACCACTGGGAGATCGGCAACACCGAGTACGCACTCACCCAGGAGCTGTTGGTATCCGGCGGCAACCGGGCTGGTAAAACGCTATGGGCAGCCCGGCGAGTGGTGCAGACGCTGCTGGAGAAGGAGAACGCCGCGGTACTGTGCTGTCATACGAGCCATGCCACCTCGGTGACGGTGCAACAGCCTGCGATCTACAACTACCTGCCTGTAGCACTACGAGGCACTAAGAAAGGCCGGATCCACTACCTCAACTACAGCCGGAAGAATGGTTTCACCGATGGTAGCTTTATTCTCCCTAATGGATCTCGGTGCGACTTTTTGAACTACACGCAATCGGAGAACACTATCGAGGGGCGGGAAGCGGACATGATCTGGTGCGACGAGCTGGTGCCACAGTCATGGGTTGAGACACTGCGCTACCGGCTCATTACCCGCCGCGGCAAGCTACTGGTTACCCAGACGCCACTGGAGGGCGTTGCCTCGGTTTACAAGGAGTACACCGCCGGCTCTGCTATCACTCGGTTCGACGAGGCTGAGTTGCTGAAGGGCAAGCAGGCGCTGCCTACATGGCCTGTGGGCAAGGCAGCCAGGACAATGGTGCAGGCCCAGACCAATAGGCGGACGGTGTTCTTCTTTAGCGAGGATAACCCCTACAACCCGTTTGATGAAATGAAGTCGAAGTTGATCACGGCACCTATGGGGCAGATATTGACCCGGGCCTATGGATGGGCTTCCGATAATATCGGGAAGGCCTTCGCTAGGTTCAGAGTCGACATCCACTGCATCGAGCCCGAGGCAGTGCCTCCTGGGGGGACGTTGTACATGGTATGCGACCCTGCCGGCGCTCGGAACTGGTTCTGTATGTGGATGCTGGTCTACGAGGATGGCAGGCGGATCGTGGTGCGTGAGTTCCCCGACTACGCCAACTACGGCGAATGGACGTTCCCGAGCGAGAAGCATGACGGCAAGGCAGGCCCGGCTCAGACACTGGATGCAGGCCGGTCGATCTCCGAGTATCGGACGATGTTCAGGACCATTGAGGCGGAGCTTGGCTACGGGGAGCCTGTGATGCGACTGATTGATCCCAAGGCCGGCGGTAGCCCAGCACTATCGGAGCAAGGGGGCACCACACTCATCGACCTGCTGGCTGAGTCCGACAATCCCAATGACGAGGGCATGGCCTTCATCCCGGCTCCTGGCGTGCCTGTGGACCAGAGGACGAGCGCTATTAACAGCCTGCTGTCCTACGATGCTACGCAGGCGCTTACCCCGCTAAACGAGCCGGCGCTGTATGTGGTCAAGGACTGCAGCAACCTGATCTATGCTCTGAGCGAGCACACAGGCAGGGATGGTCAGAAAGGGGCTAGCAAGGATCCTATCGACTGCATTGGGATGCTTTTGGTCTCGGGCCTTGCTTACGTAGGAAATGGGGGCTTCAATTCCCGCGGCGGCGGTGGATACTAACAAAAGACACTATGCAAGGAGATTCATACAAGACGGCAACGGATGTGATGGCCCGGGTTGGACCCGAGCCCAATGTGTCAGCTCTTACCGAGGAGTTGCGTCGTAGTGCAACCGACTTCGGTCAAACATCCCGCTCTGAACGTGTTCAGAATACGAGGTTCTGCCAATGGCCAGGACAAACCGACGACGGCAAGAAGTGGAACGACAGTGGCCGTAATAAGCCTGCGTTCCCCTGGGACGGTGCGTCCGACACTCGCATACCGCTAGCCGATGAGGTCATCAACGGGATGGTGGATCTGTGCTCGACTGCCTTCTGGCGCTCAATGCTCCGAGTCAGCCCCACCAACGTCAGCCAGCTCGACCAGGCTGTGACCGCCCACAACCTGATGGACTGGACTGTGAATGCGAAGATGTACAACGACCTGACCCGGGACGTTGAGTTGCTGTCGCAGTACCTGTGGACCTACGGCTGGGCCGGCGTTCACATCACCTGGCAGCAGGAGATGGGGCAGAAGGAGCAGTACCTGACCATGGACCAGGTGATGGCACTGGCCGCCCAATCGCCAGAGGGCTCGGTTCTGGCTGACTTCCCCAACCTCATTGCCAACCCCGAGGCCGATGACCAGTCCGCGGAACTGATCATGGCTGCCTTTCCCAACTTAAAAAAGCGCCGGGCACTGAAGGCTGTGCGTGAGTTGCGTGACCAGGGCGAGTGCGACTTCCCGGTGCCCACCATGGTCACCAACAAGCCGATGGTAGCAGCCCTGGCGCCATGGGATGAGCTGACGTTCCCCCCGGAGACCACCGACATCCAGAGTGCCCGGGTGGTGTTCCGCCGCTACTACATGACCGAGGCCCAGTTGCTCAACAAGGTGAAGACCGACGACTGGGATGAGGAGTGGGCGCAGGAGGCCATCAACACGATGGGCCGGTTTAGCAACTACGCGGACTATTCCTACACCAGCGGCCTGGCTAACAACTCGGTCATGGACCGTGAGAACCTGATCGAGATCGTGTACGCCTATCAGAAGTCGATTGATGAAGACGGTGTTCCGGGAGTGTTCTACACGGTGTTCAGTCCCCAGGTAGGCGACAAGTGGGGCTACTTTGAGGCCTTGGACTACGGGCACGGGCAGTATCCGTTTGTGATCTGGCGCTCCGAGATGATCCATCGGCAGATTTGCGAGAGCCGCGGTGTGCCCGAGGTGTGCATGACCTGGCAGGAGGAAGTGAAGGCCCAGCGCGATAGCATCTTCGATTACACTAGCCTGGCCACATTGCCTCCCATCGAGGTGCCCAAGACTCGGGGCGGTAACCTGAAGATCGGGCCGGCCATCCAGATCCCGGTGCTACGCCGCGGCGAGATTGGGTTCCTACAACCGCCTGCCCGTGAGCCTGGAGTGGCATTCCAGCTCATTGAGGCTGTAATGGCGCAGACCGACAGGTACTTCGGCAGGCCCACCGAGAAGGTGGCTCCTGCTGTGACCCAGATGCGGCAGCAGCGCATCATCAACAACTGGCTGCATGGTTGGACCGAGGCCTTCCGCCAGGTGCTGACGTTGACCCTGCAATATGTGGGGCCCGAAGAGATCCAGCGCGTGACCGCTTCGCAGACTGCATTGCCTCAAGACATCCAAGACTTCGATGTGATGCTGAAGTTCGATGTCCGGGAGCTCTCGACCGACTTGGTCACCGAGAAATTGAAGGCTATCAGCACCCTGGTGCTGCCTCTGGACACTGCCGGCGTCATTGACCGCGCTAAGTTGATCTCTGTGGCGCTCCGGGCCATTGATCCGAACCTTGCAAGCGAGCTGGTGATGCAACAGGGGCCTGCAAGCCAGAAAATGTTCAACGAAACCAACGATGAGTTGGCGCTGATAAGCCTCGGGAACCCTCCGCAATTGCGCGAGAACGACCCTACGGCAGCGATGCGGCTGCAATTCAGCCAACAGGTGCTCCAGAGCAATCCGAAGTACCAGCAACAGCTCCAGCAGGACCAGTTGTTCCAAGCTAACCTGCAGAAATACATCGAAAATCTGCAATTCTCGGTTCAACAGCAGCAAAACGCCGTGACCGGACGCCTAGGAGTTCAACAATGAGACTTTCAGACGCTAAAATCCAAGAGGCCTTCGTTTCAGCGGGGGACAATTCACCGCTAATGGCCGCGTTGCTGCAAATGCTGTCGGACATGATTGAGTCCGAGGTGTTGAGTTGCGTGCAGTCCGATTTAACGGACTCAGGAAGGGCTTACAACTGTGGTAGAGCTTCTTCACTCAAGGATTTATCGAGCTACATTGACAATTTGAGGGCAGCTAATGGTTTGACGGATCAATCCAAGTAGTACCTCTTTACCACAACGGTTTCTTGGTTGACCTTAACAACCATGGCGCACAATACCCAGCTTGCAGGGTCTAAACAGCATGGATTCAATCAATACTAAGCAGGAAGCGACACCTGGAGAAAACACGGTACGATCCCAATTGCCGAACCCAATCAACTTCGATGAGGGGGCGCTGGCAAAGCTACTGAAGACACGATTCAGTGGGGAGGAAGAAACGCCGAAGCAGCAAATCGAGGAAAACACAGAGCCCGAGTCCGCGGATGCGGAGTCTCAGGCCGAGGAAGCGGATCCTACCGCTGAACAAGAGGATAATCAGGCCGAGTCGCCTGAGGATGTTCTTTCTGATAATAAGACCGAAGACCAAGCTGAGGAGGAACCGTCTGGCTACCGTAAACGCATCGACAAGCTGACCCGTCAAAAGCGGGAGGCTTTAGAAAAAGCCGATGCGTTAGAGCGGGAGCTGAACGAGACCAAAACTAAGCTGGAGCAAAATCAGTCAGATAGGCCGGTTCCGGTGGTAAATCAAACCGATCCGTTTGCCGATGTCTGGGACGCGAAGAAACTCGATGAAGAGTGGAACAAGGCCCGAGATCTCAAACGCTGGTGCGAGGACAACATCGACGGCTGCGAAATAGGTGACAAGGAATACAGTTCTAGCGAGATCAAGCAGATCAAGCGGCGCGTTGAAGACGCGCTGGATATGCACATCCCGTCGAGAGCCCGGTTCCTGAACAACTACAAGCAGATCCAGCCTATCGCAGAGCAGATCTATCCTTTCTGGAAGGATCGAAAGAGCGCTCAGTACACCGAGGCGCAGGCAGTGTTGCGGCAGTTGCCACAGCTCTCTGCGTTACCGGAGCACCAGGTGCTTGTTGGAGATTTCCTAGAAGGAAGAAGGTTGCGAATGGAACGTGAAATGAAAAGTAAAACCCCAGTCCGTGTTCCTGTAAAAGCTCCAAGCCAGCCAGGAAAGCCCACTGCTGCTCCCGTGAAAAAGGACGCAGCCAAAGCCAACCTGCAGTTTGCTAAGTCCCGGTTTGAAAAAACAGGAGGTACGTCTGAATTGGCTCAAGTATTGAAAAGGATGCTCTGATTTATGCCACTACTGCAACCCAACCAGGGCGGATCTGTTCCGCTCGCTTCCACCTCCGCTGCTCGTGAAGATCTGGCGGACTACATTGCCATTGTCGATGCGAAATCGACCCCGTTTATTTCAATGTCTCCGAAAGGAAAAGACATTGGAAATATGCAATTTTCTTGGCTCGTAGATAATTACCTAGCCCCGAAAATGGGTGGTGTTGTTGACGGCACCGATGTGACCGTTGCCAACGCTTCTAACGCGGTGGTTTCTCGTACCCGTTTGAACAACTACGCACAGGCTTTCCGTCGAGATCTGCGTGTCGGCTTTATCGCTGAGACTCAGGACGTCGCTGGTGTGACCGATGAGTTGGCCAACGGTATTGCCAAGAAGCTCGTTGAGTTGAAGCGAGACATGGAGGCGACTTTCATGTGTGCCAATCAAGCCGCTGTTGCTGACAACGGATCAAATGCTTATTTGACCGGTTCCCTTGGTAACTGGCTTAATGCTGACAACTCTGCAAACATTGGTGCGGTCGCCTCCGGTTCGGCTTTCAAGCCGGCCTCCGGCGCTGTTATCACCACTGCTACGGCTTCGATCACCGAAACCGTCATCCAGAACGTGCTGACTGCCATTTACGGCAACACTGGCACCTTCCGCGACTACGACTGTATCTTGGGTTCCACGCTTAAGCGTGCGTTCACCAACCTGACCGTTGGTGGCCTCTCTTCTATCAACGGAGCTGGCACTACCAACACCTACACGCAGACTTCCGTCCGCACCTTCAACCAAGACCTGGCTAGCGACACATTCAAGTCTTCAATCGATATTTTCGAGGGCGACTTCGGACGGCTTATTCTGCATCCTTCCACTTTTATCGGTGCTAAGGATGGAACCGACTTTGTTTCTCAAGCCACCAAGGGCTACATCATCCCCATGGACATGGTCGAGGTGCGTTATGCCAAGTTGCCTCAGGTGAAGCAGTTGCCTGACGCCGGCGGCGGCCCTGCTCGTTTGGTTGAGGCCATTGCTGGTCTGGTTTGTAAGAACCCGTCTGGCTTTGGTTTCTTCAACGGTACAACCTAATCTTTGATTGCAAATTGGGGGAGGCTACTGGAAATTTCCGGGGGCCTCCCTTCTTTTTTAGAATGAAACCAACCGCATCTTCAGTCATCGCAAACGCTCTGGACGATCTGCCCGGAGAACTCCGCATTGCAGTCATCAAAGAGTTCCAGAAAGGCATCCAGAAGGACTGGGTGAAGGCTGGAATAGACCAGAAGCGCATCGCCAAGGATTCCCAACGAGACATACGGTCTATTGATGGCATCGGACGATTGCGGATGCGTATTGACCCAACCCTCTACCACGCCTGGGGCACTCGCCTCGGGTACGATTGCTGGAGGGATGGCCAGTTCCTGCGAGAGGTCGAGCGCGACAATCCCGAGGTGCGTGTGAAATCGGGAGGTACACGCTTGCAAGTTGGGTTTGAAGGAGCCAAAAGAAGCAGTCAGAAATTTCCATTATGAATGTTGGATCTAATCGTCAGCTCGCCGGCGAATACGGTGGCCAGTACATCTCCAGCGCATCCGGCACTGTGACCGGTAACTTCCAGTCCATCCACGCGCTTGAGATCACCATCCTCGGTGCGACCGTGTCCAACATCACCAACTTTCCCGCTGGCGTGACAATACAGGCTGGCGATGAGCTTCCGGGTGTGTGGACATCAATCGCAATTTCAAGCGGCTCTGTGGTGGCATATAACCGCAAGTACGGCTGATAATGGCACGCCTTGGACTAGGACTAGGACTCGGATCCTACCGGCGCATTGGCGCTGGTGGAGTTCCGCCTGATCCTCCCATCGAACGGCGCGACATCCTGTGCGAGAACGGCGACTACCTGGTGCAAGAAGACGGCGGTCGCCTAGTCATCACTTTCGGAACATTCGATTCTCTCCTGGCTGAAAGCGGTGAGTTTTTGGTGCAGGAGGATCTCGGTAAACTCGTCCTAGCAATTTACTAATATGGCAGACCTTAAGATTTCACAGCTCGACGCAATTACAACGCTTACCCCGGCCACCGATGTGTTGCCTGTGGTCAATGTTGGAGGCGTCACCAAGAAGATCACCACCAACCAGATCCTAGGCTCCGGCGGCACCGCCACCCTCGCCTCCGCCACCATCACCGGCGCGGCTACGGTGGGGACGACACTGGGCGTGACGGGAGCTTCTACACTCGCCTCCGCCGCCATCACCGGCGATCTGACGGTGGACACCTCGACGCTGAAGGTTGATTCGACGAACAATCGGGTGGGTATTAATTACGCTACCCCCGCTGTCGCTCTCCACCTAGGAACCACTAGTGCAACAAACAAGTTCTGCATCAACACTGCTGTTACAGGTAGTGGTGACATCCAGATGCGCCGTGGTTCGTTCATTGGTTTTTCAAATGCTGTGGATAATGCGAATTCTGAATATCTGTTCGCCAACGGTGGTGCGCTAGAGTTTGGAATCAATGCCACCACCGCCATGACCCTGAACTCTACGGGGTTGGGCGTGGGGGTTACGCCGAGTGCGTGGGGTGGCAGCAATCGTTCCGTGATTCAATTCCCCGGAGGAAATTCCATTCAGGGAAGTGGTTCTCTTGGTCTTGCTTCGTTTAATAACGCTTTTAACGACGGTACAAACGACATCTACATTGCCAATGGTGTAGCTTACAAGCACATCATCGGAACCGGATTCCAATGGTTTACCGCTCCCGCTGGAACCGCTGGTAACGCCATCAGTGGAGCAAATGCGTTCGTTCAAGCAATGACCCTCGATGCGAGTGGGAATTTGCTGGTGGGTCTTACCACAGCCGGAACCACCGCTGCAAAAACGATCCAGATCGCCAACGGAACCGCTCCTACGGCTAACGTCACTGGCGGCCAACTCTACGTTGAATCCGGTGCGCTGAAGTTCCGTGGAAGCTCTGGCACCATCACCACAATCGCAGCCGCCTAATCTAAAAGACTATGCCTACCATCCTCTGGATCATCGAACGCCTTCTCGTTAAGCCGACCGAAGGCTCCCTCACCGATGTTGTAATCACCGCCGATTGGCGCTGCAACGGCATTGAAACCATCGGCACCGGCGACGACGCAAAGACCTACAGCGGCACCTGCTACGGCTCATGCTCGTTCCAGCCGCCGTCTGGTAGCTTTACGCCATATCCTGACCTGACGCAGGAACAGGTCTTGAACTGGTGCTACGCCAATGGAGTCGATAAGACCGCCATCGAAGCGAACGTCACGCAGCAGATCAACGACCAGATCAATCCTCCGATCATCGCTCCTCCGCTGCCGTGGGTTCCGGTGCCGCCTCCGGTTAAGGTTGCGGAGCCTGTGGTTATCGCTGACGCTCCCTCCGCATGATCAAGATCGAACTCACCCAGGAGCAGGCCAATAGCCTCCTCCAACTCATCGACATCGCGGTTAAGGCTGGTGGCGTTGCTAACGCCCGTGCAGCCCTTCCGCTTGTTGACCTCATAGTCGCAGCCGCACAGCCTAAATCCGAGTAATGGAACCAACGAACAGCAGCACCAGCCCTGGACTAAGCCTAGCAGCAGCGGCAGGTGCCACCGCTGTTTCGTTTATTCCAGTGCTCACTGACTGGGTAAGGCTTATCACCGCGCTGATAGGCTTACTTTGCGCCTGTTACGGAGCGTATCGCTTATTTAAATCCAAATGAAAAACACGAAAACAACTCTCGCTGGTGTTGGTGCTATCCTCGTCGCTGTTGGTGGGGCCCTTCGGGCCACCTTCGACGCCGATCCCAGCACCAACATCGACATCGCTTCGACCATCGCAGCGGTGACCGCCGGAATCGGCCTTATCATGGCTAAGGATGCCAAGGAAGCCGAAGCTCCTAAGCCGTGAACTGGATCTATCAGATCCTCAAGGCTCTGCTGGATTTCCTCCGCGAAACACCACCCACCGATGTGCAACATGGCAAAGCACCTGATGATCTCAAGAATGATCTGGCTGGCCGTGTTGCCGATCTGCCTGGGTTGCCAGCAGACGAAGGTGGTCCTGGTCCCTTCCGGTGATCCTGTGATGCTGGCCCAGCCGGTGAAGGCCAGCGTGTACGGATTCGATTCTGATAAGAAGCTGGTGGGGCCATCTAAGGTGGTGCTGCCGGCAGGTTGGTACGTTTTACCGAAGAGCCAATGATCAACTACAAGGGAAACAAGTTCTCGGGCTATAACAAGCCCAAGGCCACCCCTGGCGAAAGCAAGAAGTCCGCGGTGCTCGCTAAGGAGGGCAATAAGGTTGCCCTAGTGCGTTTTGGCGATCCGGGCATGACCATCAAGAAGCACATCCCGGACAACAAGAAGAGCTTCAACGCCCGTCACGGCTGCGACAACCCCGGCACTAAACTCTCCGCCAAGTACTGGGCCTGCAAATCCTGGAAGTAACCAATGAGAACCGTCACCTACGACTATGTACTGCAGCGTGCCTGTGAGCTCACTGGGCGCGTTTTCTCATCGCTAACGACCGAGGAGTCTAATCTCTTCCGCACGTTCATCTCCATGTCATTACGGAGCGCCTGGGAGTGCTTCAACTGGCCCGAGCAGACCGTGTATCAGCAGGAGTATTTTGCGGCCAACTACAGCGCGGCGCAGGTCTACTCCGGTGGCATGGTGGTCTACTACCCCACCGAGCAGAAGTACTACCAGTACGTTGGGGCCATCAACTCCAACAACCCTCCGACTCTCAACGGCCCTGGAGGAACGCTGAACTCGCAGTTCTGGGCGCTGGCACAGCCGAGCTACGGCAGCACTGCGACCTGGGATACGACGACCGTCTACAACATCGGCGACATCGTGCTGTACCCTGAGGACCAGGAATACTACCAGCTCTTTGCGACTGCTTCCGCCGGAACTGTTCCCACCAACGCTTCCTTCTGGGGACAACTGAACAAGTTCCTGCGCTACATCAACCAACAGCTCAACCCAAGCGGGACTACCCGGGCTGTCGAGATTGGCGAGACATTCAGTGTATGGCCTACTGACCCCCGGATAACCTGGAGGCAGCATGAGCCAGCCTACACGCTCACCGATTACGGTATCCTGATTGGTGAGCAGCTCCCGTTTGTCTGGATTGAGTTTCGTAAGAGCCCTCCGCTGCTTTCGACTGCCGGCGAGGCTACTGCTTATGCTTTCCCCTATCGCTTCTGCGAGGTGTGTTCGTTGAAGGCTGCCGGCCAAATGCTCCGGGTAGATGGCAAGATCGACCTAGGCAACACCTTCCTTGAGCTCGGTGAGGTTGAGCTGACCAAGGAGATCGACAAGGTGGCTCTTCAAGAGAAGTATGTGCGCCAGATAATTGTCCCAGGCCGATAATATGCCCGACTTACCCGAGATCATGTCGGTCGACGATGGGTTCAAAGGTGTAATCAGCCGCCTAGATCCCGCCCAGGTGCCGGCGCAGTACGTCAGCCAGGCGATCAACCGGATCTTCCAGAATCAGCTCATCACAAACAGGTGGGGCATTGTGCAGCCTAAGTGGGGCGGTAAATGGACTACTGCAACTAGGACGGTCACGGTCACCTCAAGCTCTGCAACAGCGGTGGGAGTGAGCGGAACCACTATCCCTGCCGGATCCATCGTTTGCTCCGATCAAAGCATAAACTCATTGGTGTTCCCTAATGGAACCAGATGCATTTTGGATGACGCAAACACCAACGTCTCAATGTCGACGGCGGCAATCTCGTTTGCTGGGCCGCCGGTAAACAAAAACGTCCAATTCTACAGCTCCACAGATGCCTTCACCGACATCCTCGGTGTGCTGCCTTTCCGCGATCCTGACACCGGCTACCAAGCCCTAGTTGTGGCCACCAACGAGGCCCGTACATTGGCAACAGAAGATGGCGGTCAGGGCCGGATGTATCTGGTACGACCCAACCAGTCGGACCTGGAGATACCGATGAACGGGCACGACATCTACAGCCCGGTGCGTCTGATGCAGGCTACCAATGCGGTGGTCATGCTGCGACCCGGCAATGCCCGGTACTATTTCACCGGCGCAGACGTCAATACTGCCAACGATACGGTGACTCTCAACGTCCCGCCAGACATGGAGTCCGGTGATCGGATTGAGGTTGTTCAGGTTGGTGTGGCTCCAAACCTGTGGACTGTAACATCGACCACAGCCGGACAAGGCTTCGCGATGTTCGTAAACGTGAAGGGCGGAGGAGTCTGCACGTTACATTTATCCCAGGGAGCCGCTCAAACTGGATCATCTCCGGTTGAACTTACGTCCGGTCTCACTAGTGCCAACCGGTACTACTTTGAACTGTCGAACAACACGACTGGGTACGACGTAACGCAAGGCGTCAGCGACTTCTACAACGATGGCTTACCGTTGATAATGGAGGCCTCCTACAATGCTGGTGTGCCTGTATCGGCGCTTGATAACGGCTTCAACCGGATTGCATCGGTCAATGCTATTGTAGCGTCATCAAATACGGACGACACCATCACGGTCCCGAACCATCCTTTCGTTGCTGGTGATCAGGTGACCATCAGCAATGTATCTGCAGGTGTTGCGAACGGAATCTACTACGTCTTCCCTACTGACAAGAACTCGCTGAAGCTGTTCAGCGGATCTTCCGAGGAGCTTGATTCTCTCAACACGGCGGCTTTCCCAAACATAACAGCCACTATAGGACGCACTACGGCGACCGCTACGCTGACAATCAATGGATCTGGAACGATCACCGCGGTAAACATAACAAATGCAGGGGCGGGCTATCTCAGCGCCACGGCTACGGTCAATGCAAACGGTGGCGGTGGATCAGCAGCCAACATTACGCTGACCGTTGCAAACGGAAAGGTGACTGGGTATACCATTGTTAATGGTGGCACTGGATACTCTCCATCACTAGCAACAATCACGATCATCGTTCCGACTACAGACGGTCTGACGGCGCTTACCATTGTCAATCAAGGTGCAGGCTATCTTACCGCACCGACACTTACGCTTACTGCTGGCGCTGGAACAAATGCAAGCGCCACAGCAGCGATTGAAGACGGCAAGGTCACGTCTGTTACCATTGTAAATCCTGGGGCTAACTACACAGCAATTACGGTTTCAGCTTCAAATCCTTCGACGCTGAAAGAAATTACGTCAGACACCGTTACTGGCACGATCAAGAAGTCCTCTGCCTCCGGTGCAAACGTCCCGGCTGGCCGTGAAGGCTTATACTTTCAAAACCGCCTGCTGCTGCTCTACGGTCCCGACTACCTGGCAGTGTCTGACGTGCTGGATCCGTTGCACTACAGCCCGATCCTGAATGAGTTCAAATTGAACACCGGTGCCAATGACGCTGTGGTGGCCCTGTACCCGTTCAACACGACCACGCTGATAGTCTTCAAGGAACGCAGCATTCTTGCTGTGGAGAACCTCTACGGCGACCTGTCGACTACCCGGCTCACCGAGGTTACCCGGGAGTTTGGATGCATCAGCCAGGCGTCTATTGCGTCCACCGGGTCAGACATCGTCTTCCTTAGTCAGCGCGGTGTAATCAGTCTCAAGCAGACCGAGTTTGGCATCAGCCAGTCGGTGGTGCTGCCGTTGTCAGATCCGATTCAGGATGTCATAGAGGAGATCGACCAAGCTAACTGGAGAAAGTCATGTGGGGCCTACTACAACAACCGCTACATCCTGAGCGTCCCGGTGGAAGGTGGCGACGGGACAAACCAACGCACCCTGGTCTACAACTTCCTGAACCAAGCGTGGGAAGGATACTGGGAAGGCTCGCTGCTTGTTCCACGGTATTACACTCGTCTGGTGGTCGCTGGCACAGACACGCTCTGCTGGGCTGACAACAGCGGGTTCATCCACAACTTCGACTACCAGGCACTGCAGGACCGCAATCGTGTAGGCACGATCCAACAGATTGCCACCTCGGTCTCCTTCCGGGGCCATGCAGGTGATAACAACGTCGACCACAAGCAGTGGACCAACCTGCAGTTTGAGTTTGCCTCATGGAATCCGACTTATTC